GGTTGGAAAGGTTACGTTCAACTGGCGCAAAGAACTGGTCAATACAGCAAAATTAACGTTGTTAGAGTTTACGAAAACCAGTTCAAAAGATTCAGCGCATTACACGAAGAACTTGACGCTGACTTCAACCTTGCGCCTGAAGGTCCAGTTGTCGGTTACGCGGCTTATTTCAAATTGATTAATGGATTTGAAAAAACGACTTATTGGACAAAAGACCAAGCCGCCGAACATGGAAAACGTTTTTCTCAAACGTTCAACAACGGACCTTGGAAGTCAGACTTTGACGCAATGGCAATGAAAGCACTATTGAAGAACACGCTTTCAAAATGGGGAATTCTTTCAATTGAAATTCAGAAAGCAAATATTGCGGATCAAGCTGTTGTTACAGATTTTGAAACAAATGACGTTGATTACGTTGACGCTGGTGAAGCTTTGCCGACAATATCGAACACCGAACTATTGAAAGCAAAAGCCGAAATTAAAGCTGGAAACACAACAGCCGAAAACATTTCAAATTTATTTGATTTAACTGACGAACAACTTAATGAACTTACAAATGAAAACTAAAAAATTTCGTTGTTCGTCTTTTGGTCGTTTAATGACTGGCGCGGTACTTCCAACCGCGTCACGTCTGACCGAAGCGCAACAAAAAGAACTTACAACACTATTGGAAAAAGTAAAACTGACAGATATTCAAGCAAAAAAACGCGACGAATTAATTTCAAAGCGTGACACGCCAGTCGAACCGAAACTTTCTGAAGGTGCGAAAACGTACATTGAAGAAGAATTTTTGAAAGAACGTTTTGATTACGGCTTTCGTTTCACAAATCGTTTCATTGAAAAAGGCAAAGAGGTTGAAGAACGTTCGATCCGTCAGGTCGGCGCGTTACTCGGTTATCCATTCGCAACGAAAGCACCTGAAAACTACCTTGAAAACGATTTTCTTTGTTCGTCAGGTTATGACTGGAAAGTAAAGAATTTTGTCTTTGACCAAAAAAATGTTTGGTCGCCTTCAGGCTTAAAACTTTTCGACAATGACAAAGACCTTTCAGTTTATGAATGGCAAATTCGCGGTTACGCAATGTTAATCAATGAACTTGAAAACGGATCAATTGAAGCTGGTGCGGTCATTCGTTCGTTAATGAATCCTTCAGCGGAACTAATCTTTAAACAAGCGCGTCTTTTATGGATTGAAGCTGGAAACAATTACAGCGACGAAATACCTGAATCGTTTCTTCTTGAGGTTGAAAAAGAATTCGATTTTGAAGGTAAGTTTCCGAACATTGCTGACCGGGTTAGAATTCACCGCGTCGAATGTACACAAGAACATTTTCAGTTGATTCGAATATACGTCACACTGGCGCAAGAATATTATAATTCACTTGAAACAATTTGTGAAAATGTCAATACTAACGAAATAAATTTCTTTAAAAATGCGAATTAACAAACAAACAAAACTTGAAAAAGACTTCATTGAACGCGTCAATCAATTTGCGGCGCGTTCAGGAATGTCACCAGCGGCAATTATGCGCGAAATAGGAAACACGAATTCGAAGAAATTCAAAGATTTTATTGAAGGTACTGGATCAATAACTTCGCGAACAATGGGTTTAATTTCTGATTTGATTGATAACAACAAAAAAAAATCTAAAAAATGATTGAAATACTTATTTCAGAAAATCAAATCAAACGCGCAAAAAATCTTTATTCCTTCAATAATTTGAATAATTCAATTACAAAAGGGAAAAGCGAAATTTATGGTGCGGTTGGTGAAATTGTCGCGCTTGACTTTTATAACCGCGAAAGTTTAAACGCCAGTTATGTCGGTTCTTTCGATTACGACCTTCGAGTTTATGACAAACGCGTTGACGTAAAAACAAAGAAAGTTAACAACGCGCCCGAACTGGACCACAACGCGACAATTCCAGCGGTAAACACCAAACAACGAACAGATATTTATTTGTTCGTTTATGTTCTTTCAGACTTGACAAAAGCGTTTCTTGTTGGTTGGCTTCCAAAAGATTTATTTTTTGAAACAGCAACGCTTAAACGAAAAGGTGAATTTGACGGAAACAAAACTTTTCAATTTCGCGCTGACACTTATTCAACAACACTTGACAAACTTTACGCTGTAAAATGAAACTACTATTTAAAATAATCATTCACGCACTTGCAATTTTTGGCGTGTTGCATTTAATATTTAACATTTAAAAAATGATTGCATTTGGAATTTCAATTTCTAACAAACACCGACTGAACATTTTTGATTCAAGAAACAATCGAAAAAATGAATTCAGAAATAAATTAGAATGGAAGGCAAGAAGACCTGACCATTGGGAATATTTAAACGAATTAAAAAAACAACACTTTAAAAATTTGACGACATGAAAAGAATATTTATTGAAATTAGTTTATTTTCTGTTTGGTGCGGATTATTGCTTTTTTTCTTTTTGAAATTATTGCATGACTACCAACTTAAACGCGACCGAGAACTTCAACAAATCGAAGTTCAATTTAAAAAGTTTAAATTTGGAAAAGAAAAAGATTTGTTTGAAGACAAAACAATCAGTCAACAAAAACTGGAAACACTTGACCGAATTTACGAATATAAACGATTTGATTAAATTTATCGCTTTGACGGCAATTGTTGCGGTTGTGTTAATGGTTGCCTTCATTGTTTATTTATTACCGCCTAAAAACGACAGAAAATGATAATTAAAGAAATATTTGCTACACTCGCGCTTTTAATTCTATACGTTCTTTACAGAATCAGTCACTTTTTTATTCTTACAAGACGAATTGACACCTTTACAGACTGGATCAACACCGACCGACGCGACGACTTCAGCGTAATGATTTTAACAATCGTTTCGTTCTTGCTAATTTTGTTCTTTGGTTTCGTGTTTACGATTCTTATTTATGCTGGAATCTTTGCACTGAATCTGATAATTTTACTTGTTAAAAGATTAACAAAAATTTGAATATTCAATTTTTTTCAATTATGGACAAAAGACAAAACAACGGCGGTGCGCGTGAAAACGCTGGAAGAAAAAAAAGATCCGAAGAACAAGCACTTGTTGAACGATTAACGCCATTCGACGAAACCGCCTTTGAAGCTTTGAAAGACAATCTTGAAGCTGGTGAAAAATGGGCGGTTGAATTGTTCTTTAAATATCGTTTTGGTATGCCGCGTCAAATGGTTGACGTGACCAGCAACGGCAACGACATAACCGCACCAATTATTTCATTTAAGAAATTCAATTCAAATGCCGAATGAAATCGAAATCAGTCATAAATTTGAACCTTTATTTGACCTTCTTGACGACAATTCTTTTAACCAAGTCGATACGATTGTTTTAACTGGCGGTCGCGCTTCAAGTAAGTCTTTCAACGTTGCGCTTTTAACTTTAATAGGTGTCGTTGAAAAAAGCTGGAAAGTTCTATACTCACGCTTTACAAATACGTCAATAGGCGATTCCATAAAGTCTGAAGTAAGCGACAAAATCGAATTACTCGGTTACGAAAATAAAGTTGTTGACAATCAGTTCAGAATTGATTCACGCGTGTCTGAAGGTTCAATTTCATTCAAAGGAATCAAAACTGGATCAAAAGGACAAACAGCAAATTTAAAATCATTGTCAGGTTTCAATTGTTTTGTCGTTGACGAAGCTGAAGAAATACCGAGTTACGAAACATTTAAAAAAGTATTTTATTCAATTCGTTCGGTCCACAAAAGAAACATTTCAATTCTTATTTTAAACCCAACAATAAAAACACATTGGATTTACAAAGAACTATTCAAGAAAAAAAACGTTCCTGAAGGTTTTTGCGGCGTTGTTGATAACGTTCTTTACATTCATTCAAGTTACCTTGACGTAAACCCAAAATTTATTCCTGAAAACATTCGTCGCGATTACGAAAGAATGAAAGCTGACGAACCTGAAGTTTACAAAAACGTCGTTCTTGGTGGCTGGATTAATGAACAAGAAGGTGCATTATTCAAACGTTCAGAATTAAATTATTACGATACAGCGCAAGTTGACTGGTCTGAATCAATTGGTAAAATTGCTTTCATTGACGTTGCCGACACCGGTGAAGACAATCACGCTGTTCCAGTTGGCACAATTGTAGGAAATAGAATTTATATTCAAGACGTTGTTTTTACTAAATTAGGTACTGACATAAACGTTGACTTGACCGCGTCGTTTTTAAATGAACACAAACCCGAATTTGTCCGGATCGAATCAAACTTCGGCGGTTCAATGTACCTTTCGCTTTTACAGCCTAAAGTTCAAGACGACATTACGCTTTTATCAATTCGAGCAACGACAAATAAAATCGGTCGAATCATTCAACTTTCAGGTTTTATGAAAAAGTATTGCTATTTCAGAAACGACATTGAAATTGGTTCAGATTACGACAAATTTATTGAAAACATTTTTGAATTTACCGCTGACGGAAAAGCGCAACACGACGACGCACCTGACGCGTTAGAAGGTCTTTGTTCAATGGCGCGTTCGTTTCACCCTTATTTGTGGCAAGAATGACAAAAAAAAAGCGCAATGTTCTTGCGCCAAAAAACCGAAAGAATCACTAAACTTTCATTTTTTAGTTAGATTTCGAAACCTGGATCGTTTACAAATTGATTATTTGCTTCAGGTCGTCAACTGAATATGCTCCGATTTCAGTCAATGTTTTCATTGCGTTCGCTTTCTTTTCAAGAACTTCAGCTTTTTCACGTTCGTTTTCTTGAAGAACTGAAATGTGTGAATAGTCAAGTTCTAACCATTCACCTTTAGAAATCAAACCGAAAAGTTGCGAACGATTCATTGCGAGTTCTTCAGCTTCAGGAATGATTGTTGATTGATACGCTTGTTTAATTCCTTCACTCAAATTTTCGTAAGTCGAACCAGTTTGTCTTGAAAAAATGTTCGCGTTCAATCCGTAAGCGTCAATGATTGTTAAAAAGTCGTCGTTGATTTCTTCGAAAAGCATTAAGTCTTTCGTTGGAAAAGTCATTGGTTGCCAGTTCAAAGAGGTGTTTGTCATTATTGTATGCATTTGACCTTCTTCAATTCCGTAAAGACGTTGATATTCGTCGTTTAATCTTTGACGTTCTTTTTCAGTCAATGGAATTGAACCTGACTGATCCTTTGATTGATTTGATAAAATACCTAACGCACCTTTTCGGTTGATTATAACGTTTCTAAAACCATACGCGCCGCGAATGTTTGAAATAGGCATAAAAAGCGAGGTCATTGGACTTTCACCTTTTACTGGATTCTTTGAAGAAACATATCGCGTTTGATTTATTTCATTTGTTTGAAACTTTACGCCGCTTCCGTCAAGAAATTCGTATCCGGTAATAATTCCTTCAATTGTCGTTTGTGCGTACCATTTGCCAGAAACGTTGATTTGCATTTGTGCCGCTGGTAAATTTGTTAAACCTTGCGGAAACGAAGTCGGCAAACCGCGAAGAATGTATTCGTAATTATTGCCGTAGATACATTTATTTTCGTTCCATTGTCGAATGTGGTCATTTCCATTTACTAAAGGATTTGGATTTTCCAAAAGCTTTACAACTGGCGAATCAGTAACTTCAAGAACGTTTCCAAATTTGTCACTTTTATAATGTTTCCAAACACCTGACGCAAGTAAATAACCGCGTCTTTGAATTACAGCGTATAGTTGAGGCGTTGTAATATAAACGTTGTAAGCGTCCCACGAATCAGGTGACAACCATTGTGGTTGTCCAGTTAAAATTTGTGCTGTTTGTGTTCTTGGTGTTTTGGTGTACGAAAAACCAAAAAGAGAATTTATAAGTGACAAAGGCGTGAAATCCATACAAAAAAAATATTTGTTTCGAACAAAATTAAGTTTTTTAAGTAATAAATATGAAAATTCTTACATTTGTGAGAATATTTTTACTATGAAAAAAGTAATTTTGACAGCTGACGAAATAAAAAAGCTGAAAGAAGTCAAGCAAAAACAAGTAATTAACAACGAAATTGTTAAAAAATGAACGACCTAAAGTTTAACAGCAAAGCTGAAGAAATAGATTACATTGTTGCTAACAAAGAAATGTTAATTGCGACAAAAAAAATGTCAAATAAGCATACTGACGCGATTCATTTTACACCGACAATCGAAAAAAACGACGCTTCAAAAGCTGTTTATAATGGTTACGACGAACCTATGTTCAATAATTCAGACGAACTAATTGAAGAACCAACACGTTTGAAAGCGCGTCTTGTTTTGAATACAACGCGAATCATGGATTCACATTGTGACGTTCATATCGACGGACTTTGGAATAAAACATTAAAGGAACAACGCCTTTTGTATTTGCTTCAAGAACATAACATGACTTTCGAAGGAATCATTTCAGACAATATCAAAACTTCGCTTGAATTATTAGACTGGTCAAGCGTTGGAATCAAAGCCGCTGGTCAAACACAAGCGCTTATTTTTGACGTTGAAATTCCTGAAGAAAGAAATGAATTCATGTTTGAGCAATATAAAAACGGCTACGTTAAAAATCATTCAGTTGGTATGCGTTACGTTAAAGTCGAACTTGCGGTGAACGACGAACGTTATCCTGAAGAATTTAAAGTTTGGAACAAGTACATTGACCAAGTTGTCAACAGAAAAGACGCTGAAGAAAAAGGTTATTTTTATCCAGTTCTTGAAGCTAAACTTCTTGAGGGTTCGGCTGTTCCTATGGGTTCAAATTACGCAACACCAGTTCTTTCAATAGAAGAAAAAAATATTGAGCCGTCAGTTAATGACACTCAAAAAAATGAGCCGTCAATCGTTGACACTCAAAAACCAAATAGTTTATTTATTAATTTACTCTAAAAACAAAAAGAAAATGTTTGTAGAAAAAACAATTGAAGAAGTAAGCGCAATGTCAATGACTGAACAAGCGACTTACCTTACAGAAAAAAAAGCACACGAATTAAACGTTCGAAAAGCTGAAATTGAAGCGGCTATTGCTGACGCTAAAAAAGAAACTTCAGGTGAACTTGAAGCATTGAAAGCTGAATTAAACAGCGTTGCTGTTGATTTGAAAGGATTGAAAGAAGCACCAGCGAAAGTTGAAGGTTCAAAAACAATCGGTCAAGCTTTGGCTGTTGCATTGAAAGCCGCTGAAGGTGACATTCAAAAAGCAATCAACGGAAAACAAGAAACAGCGATTAAAGTTGCGGTTACAATGTCAGTTGACGACACAATCGGCGCTGGACCAACGCAAGTAACAATTACTGACAACACTGGAATCATTTCACCAATAAGAAAACGCGAATTGCGATATTTGGCGAATGTTTCTGTTGGATCAACAATTGGAAACCGCGCTTTGTGGATTGAAGAACTTGACGAACAAGGTAATCCAATAATGTTAGCTGAAGGTGCTGAAAAACCACAAGCTTCAGTTCGTTACGAAGAAAGAACAGCAAACGTTAAGAAAATAGCTGTTTACGGAAAAGTAACGACTGAAATGATGGCTGACTTGCCGCAATTGATTTCTTACATTCAGAACAACTTAATGAAGCGTTTGGACATCGTTCTTGAAAACAATTTCTTCAATGGTGACAACCTTGGTGATAACTTGAACGGCGCTTTCAACCTTGCGACACCTTGGTCAGCTGGTATTTTGGCTGGATCAATCGTTTCACCTTCAGATTACGACGTTGTTGAGTCGGTAGCACTTCAAACTGAACTTGCTTTTGGTATGCCAACAGCAATTTTCGTTAATCCAGCGGTTGTTGCAAGAATGAGGTTAACAAAGGATTCAGTTGGTCAGTATGTTTTGCCAGTTTTCGCAACGGCTAACGGACTTGAAGTTTCAGGTATGCGAGTAATTCCAACGACAGCGGTTACTGGTGAGAATTTTATTGGTGGCGATTTGTCAGTCCTTAATGTACTTGTTCGCGAAGAATTAGGAATTCAAATCGGTCTTGACGGAAATGACTTCATTAACAACAAAAAAACAATGCTTCTTGAAAAAAGAATCGTTCAATTCGCTTCAGCTAACGACGTTGGTTGTTTAATCAAAGGTGAATTTGACGTTGCGAAAGCGGCACTTGCTATTTAATTTGATTTATAACAAGGGGGTGCAATTCCCCCTTATTAAAACTTTTGAAAATGGCAACAGCAAAAAAAACAGAAACAACAGCGTCAGCGCAAAAAGCACAACTTGAAAAAGAACGTGAAGCCGCACAAGCTGAAATTTCTAACGTAAGACCAAAACCAGTTAAAGGTAAGTTTTACGAATTTGAATCAAAAGGAAAGTCAAAGTATTTGAAAAAAGGAAAGCGTTATTTATTGACCGCTGAACTTTTTGATTTGTTTACTAAAAAAGGTTATTAATATGTCTTTAATCATTGCTGACGATTTTACTGGTAAATACGAAGTTCATATTAGTCAATTTACCGCTGACAAACTTCAAGAATATATTGACAGATACGAAACAAGTATTTTGAATAAATTACTTGGTGTCGAACTTTACAATCTATTTATTACCGATATTGTTTTGCCAGTTCCGTCACCGATTTATGAAAAGATTTTCTTGCCATTTATCGAACAAACGGATCGCGGCGACATTTTAGAATCGAAAGGAATGAAAGACTTGCTTACTGGAATGATTTATTTTTATTACGTTCGTGACCAATATACTCAAATGAGTACGTTGGGCGCGGTAAAAAATAAAGGTGAAAATTCAGAAAGCACAACTTTTGTTATGTCAGGTTTGAACGCGCGTTGGAATGAAGCTGTTGAAACATACAATTCAATTCAGCATTACGTCGAACTAAACAAAGAAGTTGATTACCCAACCTTTAAAGGTTTAAGAGAATTTCCAGCGTTATCAATGTAAGGAATGAAAGATATTTATCAAATAGTAAAAGACGAAATTCACGCAAAAATGAATTTAACAATCAACGTTGAAAGCGTTACTTTGGTGTCACCTGACACTTACGCTTTGGTTGTTTGTTCTGTAAAATGGGCGCGAAAAGGTTTAACTATTGTTGACGAATTGAATCATTCTTTTGTTATAAGCGAAGTTGATCCAACGACGAACACTATTATTGTTGTAGGTTCGTTTGTATGGTCAGGAAACGGAATTATTCAAGCTTATAAGTTTTTTGTCGGAACACCGATTTCAACTAACGAAGAATGGAAGGCATTCAATAAAGACGAAAGGAAAAAAGTTCCGTTTATTTGGCTGGTTGAACCAACGTCTGAAAGATTTGCAACGTCAGAAAATTCACTTGAAAGAACAAGTGATTTGCGTTTAATTTTTCTTGACGACAATTTCGCGCGTAAATGGTTAACGACTGAAGTTCACGAAAACAGACTTCAATCCGTTTATAATTGCGTTGAACAATTTATTTTAACTATTCAGAATAATCCGATTTTCGGAAATTTGCCTGAATACGATTTAAAAAACTTTACGCGATTTGGGACTGAATCAACGAACGGCTTTACGGCAAATATTATTGATGCCGATTTAACTGGTGTCGAATTGCGGTTGTCACTACCGATTTATAAATTAAGTGAATGTAATTGTTAATTTTAAACAACTTTAAAAACTAAAAAAAATGGCAGAATTTTGCACTTGTGGCGTTTCTTATGGTGAAACTGGTCTTGACGGCTGTCCAGTAATAGGAAGAACACCGCACAATGTTATTATCGTTCCGAGATATGCTGAAGACGGAACACTAAACAAAATTGATTTGACTTCACCAACAATCGGTGCTGACATTCAAGCTTTAACACAATTTTCAACACCAGCGCAAGAAAGACTTTATCCTTTGCCATTTGGTGAGAACTTTGTAATTACAAAAAGCGACACAATTTATGAAACTGGACCTTCAGGAAACAAGTACAAAATCAAAGAAGGAATTCGTACAATTGCTTTCGAACTTTGGGACAAAGCGTCTTCGGTTCGTATGTTAGCGGAATTGAAAAAATTCGGTTGTTCACAACTTTCTTATTTCATTGTTGACATTGAAGGAAAACTTGAAGGTTACAAAGACAGCGTTGAAGACACTGAATTTTATCCTTATCCAATGGAAACTTCAACGTACAATACAATTTTAATGTACGCGACTGATTCAGCGGTTCAAAAAATTATGTTGTCTTTCGACCAAACGCAATATTTCAACGACGGAAAAATCTATTATTTGACACCTTCAGATTTAGGTTATTCAGCGACAGAATTGAAAGGTCTTGTTCCAATTAACAGCGTTGTGTCAAACATTACAACAACGGGGGTTGAAGTTGCTTTGTCGAAACCAGCTTATTCAGCAATTTTCGGAAATGCGACACCGCTTACTGGTTTAGTTTTGGCTAACTTTGCATTGTTCGACGTTACTGGTGGCGCACCAGTTGCAATTACTGGCGTTACTGAAGGTCCTGACGGAACTTACACTTTGGTTTATTCGGCGGTTGCTGGTCAAAATGACTTTGAGTTAACAATTACAGCGAATGGTTACGCAATTCCAGTAATAAGCTACGTTGATCCAGCTTAACAATGAACAAACCAGTTTTAACAATTAAACTTGGTCGCTCTGAATATAGTGTCGAATTCTTAAAAAGCGTAACTTTGAAAGAAGCGATTGAACATTTCGAACGGCTTGGTGTTCACGAAGGACAAATCCGAAACGCTTGGAAACGAGCAAACGGAAAAAAATAAAACAAATAGTGTTTAATGGCAAAAAGGGTGTGTAAAAGCACCCTTTTTTTGTAACCAAAAATTGAATGATTGTTGACTTTACAAGACTGGACCGCTTATTTTCAGCTTTAGACAATTTGTCTGAAGATAAAATTTGGTTGTTTGCTGTCGACAAAGACGTTCAAGACGAAATTATTCGAATCAATACTGAAGACCAGCTTGAAGAAGAAGGAATTGATTCACTCGGTCGTAAATTAGGCGATTACGCGCCTTCAACGATTGCATACAAAAGGCGAAAAGGTCAACGTTACGACCATGTAACTTTGAAAGACGAAGGTGACTTTTATAATTCCTTCAATGTGAAAGTAAACGTCAACGAAATAATTATTGACGCTGACGATTCAAGCAAATACAACAAACCGCTTTTCGAAGTTTGGGGTGTTGACGTTCTTGGATTGACTGACGACAATATGAACTATATTAAAGAAATGATTCTTGAAAACTATATTAAATTTGTGCTGAATGAATTACTTTCTTACAATTGACAAGTTAACAATGGATCGCTGGTTGAGGTGTCAAGACGGCGATTTAACCGCTTTACGAATTGACGCTGAAGTTGGAAGTGAGGAAATGGATTTTTCCGCATGGGAACTTGTCAATCAAAACTACATTGAAACTTTTGGTGTCAGTCGTAAACACGTCAGATATTTACAGCTTCAAAAAGAACTTTTACTTGCAAGAATGGATTTATTAATAACTGGTGACAAATTCATTTTAAATAAAATTGACGACATTGAAAAAGAAATGTCCAGTGTATTCGTTTCGGACCAACCGAACGCGAAAATATCAACTACATTTATTCATTTATCCAAATTCATGGGTTACAGAATAACCGCTGAAACGATTTCAGTTCTTGAATTTTTTACAATGGTCGAAGAATACGGAAAAAATAATTAGAAATGGCAAAGAAAATTTCAAAAATAGATATTGTTCAAGGTGACGTTTTAGCTGACTTGCGTTCGTCGCTTGAAAAAACAAAGGCACAAGGTGACCTTTTAAAAGCTTCTTTAATTGCCATTGACGAAGCAATGAAAAAACTGAAAGCTGACGCGAAAAGCTTGAAAGTTGACATTCAAAAAGTTGATCCGTCTGACACGAAACAACTGAATGACTTAAACAATAAGCAACGCGAAGCAAATAAATTGTTGCTTGAACAAGAAAAAATTCGTCAGGCACAACTAAAGACTGAATTACAGATTGAACGCAATAAACAAGCGCAAATTCGAACTGAAAAGTTGTTGAACAATGAAACGCAAAGAACAACTTCAGCTTACAAAGAACAATCAAAACTTTTAAACAAACTTCGAAACGATTACAAAGACCTTGCTGTTCAAGAAAAAACAAATACAAAAGAAGCAAAAGATTTACTTGCACAAATTACAAAGCTTGACGCAAAATTAAAAGGTGTTGACGCTTCAGTCGGACAATACCAGCGAAACGTTGGAAACTATGGTTCGGCATGGGAAGGTCTTAAAGGCAAATGGAAAAGTTTAGTTTCCGTTGCTGGTCAACTTGGTCTTGCTGTCGGTGGCGCTCAAATTCTTCGAAGTTCAATTGACACAATAAAAGAATTCGGTCAATCAATTGCTGACCTTTCAGCAATTACTGGCGCTTCAGGTCCAGACCTTGAAAAATATAAAAGCGCGGCGATTGAACTTGGAAAATCAACACAAGGCGGTGCAAAAGCTGTTGTTGAGGCGTTTAAACTTATTGGTTCGGCTAAACCTGAACTTCTTGAAAATGCTGACGCGTTGATTCAAGTTACTGAAGCGGCAAGAACATTATCAAAAGCTTCGGGTATGGAATTACCTGAAGCGGCAACAGCTTTGACTGACGCAATGAATCAGTTCGGCGCGTCGTCTGACGAAGCGGCTAAATTTATCAACGTTCTTGCCGCTGGTTCAAAATTCGGTGCTGCTGAAATTCCGCAAGTAACGGAAGCGTTGTTGAAATTTGGCGCTGTTTCAAAGTCGGCGAATGTAAGTATTGAAGAATCGACCGCTTTAATTGAAGCACTTGCCGAACGCGGTTTAAAAGGTGCTGAAGCTGGAACAGCACTTCGAAACGTAATGCTTAAATTGTCCGCACCTGACGCCTTGCCTAAAGAAGCGAAAGAAAGACTTGACGCACTCGGAATTTCATTTGCTGACCTTCAAGACAAAAGCAAACCATTTTCTGAACGCCTTAATGCCTTAAAACCATTACTAAACGATAACGCCGCGCTGGTCAAAGTGTTTGGAATGGAAAACGCCGTTGCCGCAAGAAATTTAATTGACTCAACCGCAAGAATACAAGAATTAAACAAACAAGTAACTGGAACAGATACGGCTTTCAAACAAGCTGAAATTCGTTCAAAAACACTTGCTGAATCATTCAACACCTTGAAAGAAACTTGGAACGCTTACGTTTTAGGCGGTTCAGAAGGTCTTGACATGAATAACAGATTGATTTCTTCGTTAGATTTTCTTTCGAAAAATCTTGACACAATTGTAAACGCTTTAATTCGTGTCATTCGTTTATACATTGAATTTAAAGCGGTTCAACAAGCGTTAAAATTAAAGGAAAATTACGACGCTTGGAAAGCGCAAAAACAAGCAATTAAAGAAACTGGTGAGGCTTTAGAAAAAGGTTCAGACAAGGCTAAAGCTTTTGGTACAGCTTTAAAATCAATCGGTTTTGCTATTGCAATTGATTTAGCTATTGAATTGGCGACTTCACTTATAAAAGTTGCAAATGGTCACGCGTTTGCTGAAAATGCAATGATTTCATACGAAAACAAAAGAAAAGAAATTGCTTTAAAAGTTAAAGCTGACAACGCTGAAACAAGCAAACAATTACTTGCTGAAAAAGAACGCGTCGACAATCAAATAACAATATTGGAACGTGAACGACAACAACGACTTCAAAACGGCGAAAGCGCCAAAAAAGTAAATAAAGAAATCGACGCCAGTGTAAAAGCACTAAATGACAATTTAAAGAAACAAGTTTTTGCGCGTGATCCTTTAGGACTTACGGCTTTTGAAAGAAATAAAAACACAATTTCATTTTATAAAAGTCAAATTAATCTTTTAAGAAATGAAATCAATCAATTGCAAGAAATTGAAAAAAAGGAAGGAACAAATCGAAAAGCTGGAATTGCGGCGGCAAGGGAAAAAATAATTGTTCTTCAAGAAAATATAAAAGGTGTAATTGCTGACAATAAATTTCGTTTTGAATTACTTCAAAATTTGAATGAGGAAAATAATTTGACTGAAGCGAACACTTACGCACTTGAAGAAAATACAGAAGAAGAAAAGAAAAATAAAAAAGCGAAAGAAGAAAAGGTTAAAACCATGAAAGACGCGAACGACGAAATCGAACGCATGGTTGACTTAATGAAACAGACGCAAGAATTAACAGACGAAATCGCACTTTATGAAGCTGAAGCCGACGTTCAAAGCGCGATTCAATCGCAACTGGATTCAATAAACGAAAGCGGTCAGTATTCAATTGATTTAATCAATCAAAGGATTGACGCTGAATATGAATTGAAGAAAGCAATCATTGAAAGAAACTTTCTTGAAGAAGTCGATTCAGCAACTACCGAAGACGAAGTTATTAACGCTGGAAAACGACGTTCTTTCGAACTTGGTAAACTTGAAAAGGAACGTGTTGACCTTAAAAAAGACGTGTACAAACAACTTGAAACAGCGCAAGAAGAACACGCCGACAAAACGTTTCAACTGGATCAACAAGAAACTGAAGCACAAAAAGACGAATTAAAAAAACGCGCTGAAAATCAACAAAAATATATTGATTTCACGACGAAATACCTTGAAAAAAACATTGACGCAAGAATCGCTTTGCTTGAAAAAGAAATTGAAGCCAGTCAAAAGCAACAACAAATTCTTCAAGAACTTGCCGCAAATGGAAACATTCAAGCGTCGCAATCGTTAGCCGAACAAGAAAAAATTGAAGTTGAAGCATTGCGCCGAAAAGAAAAACTTGAACGCAAGAAAGCACAATTACAATCTATAACGGCTTTTTTAAATGCTTACACAAATGCGAGAGCCGAAGGTAAAACACTTGGTGAATCGCTTACAATTGCACTTGGTGACAAAGCTGTACTTGACGCAATTATTGAAACGCTTCCGACATTCTTGGAAGGAACTGAAGACACTGGTCGCGGTGGCAATTTAGACGCTGACGGCGGTTTTCTTTCAGTATTGCACCCTAACGAACGCGTAATGACAAAAGAACAAAACGCCGCGTTAATGGGAATGTCAAACGATGAGGTTGTGAAAATTGTTCAAGGTGCAAAAATGAATGAAATTCAACCAAAAGGTTGGGAAAATTTGGGTGTGTTAACTGAACTGAACGGATTGAAAGACGAACTTCAAAACATTAAAAAAGCTATTTTAAGCAAACCTGAAACGAACATTGAACTTGGTGAAATAGTTGGTGCGACAATGTCAATTGTAAAGTCGGTTAAAAAAGGTAATTCAGTGACATACAACAAATATAAAATTAAGTAATGCGACACTTTTTAAATGATATTGAAATCGCACCGCGCAATTTGCTGGACATTGGTGTTGTTTCTGACTTTACAAATCGACCTGACGAACTTTCATTGAACGTTGACAAATTAATTTTACCGCGTGAGGCGTTGGACATTATTCAAAACCATTTACAAACTCAAGGTGTCTTTGAAGGTATTCCTTACCGCGTCGAAATGGCGCAAGGCGTTGTTCTTCAGTATTACGTTGATTTAACTGAAAATGCAATTTTTCGCGAATTTGAAATTGAAGTGACTATTAAAAGACGGATCGCGAAGGATTCATTCTTTGACCAAGCTGACGGAACTTCATTTGAATTACTCGCGGCAAAAGGTGTTCAGTTTCAATTTATCGACGTTCCTTTTTTAATTGTTCGTGACAACCTTGAAGAATCATTTGTTCAGTTGGCAATTTCGACGTATGTTATGACCAAAGAATTGATTCAAGCGGCAAAAGATTTAGGAACAGCAATAACAGATTTTATTCAAGCAACGGTTGGTTCGCCAATACCGCCTTTAGGTGCTATTATTTCACTCGGAATTAAAGTAATTATTCAAGCCGCTTACACCGCCGCCGTATTAATTGCCGTTGGTGAACTTGCAACACAATTAATTCAAGTTTATTTTCCAAACGTTCGGTATTTGAAAGCGTGTAAAGTGAAAGAACTTATTTCAAAAGGCTGTCAATATTTAGGTTATCAATTCCAGTCAAATTTGCTTGACAATTTTTCAGGCGCAACGATTTTGCCAGTTCCATTGACAAAAGAAAAGGTTTCAATCTTTGACAATCTTTCAAACTCATTAAGCGGTACAGCTTTTACAAAAGGTTATCCGACAGCGCAAGACAGCACACCAACACTCGGTTCATTAATTTCAGCAATTGAAACGCAATGTAATGCTGAAACAAAAGTTTTAAACGGAATTGTTCAACTTGAACGCCGCGATTACTGGCAAAACTTGACACCGAACGCAATTATTCCAGCTTTGGTTCTTCAAGCTGAACGTCAAGACGAATATACATTGAACACTTCCGACATTTGGAAACGATACTACATTCATTATCAATATGACTTGTCAGACATTCACACAATGGATTTCTTTGATCCAACTGACGCTGAATTTTCAACCGAACCAGCGAACGTTGTAAATGCTGACCTTGTTTCAATTAAAGGACTTCAAGACGTAAACATTCCTTTCGCTTTGGGTGTTCGAAAAAACAATCTGAATTTCGTTGAAAAAACAGCAAAAGTTTTCTTTGTTCTTATTGACGCGGTTTCGACTATTTTCGGAAGCGGAACTAATTTTGCTGGAAGTATTGACGACAGAATCGGAATGTTACAAATCAGTCAACAATTCTTTACACAAACAAAATTTTTGTATTTAATTGGTAATAAACAACCAGCAAATTACACTTCATTTGTTAGCGCGGCTGGTCTTTGGAACAAATTTCACTTCATTAATCAAATCCAATTGTATCAATTTCAAGTTCGAAGTGACGTTCGAACGCGAATTTCAGAAAGCGATTTTGTAGATTTGCTAAATAATAACTATGCGACAATTAATGGCGTTCGTTGTGAAATTTTACGAATTGAATACATTGACGAAAAAAGTTATGCAACGATAAATTATCGACAACCTGACACTTACGCAACTGGTAAGGTCACAACACTAACGATAAATGAATAGTAACGCAAAAAATGCGCTGGAAACAGCCGAAGCACTTAAAAAAAACCTTGACAAGTTGTTAAAAATACAACGTCAAACGATTAATTCTTTGCCTGAAGCCGAACGCGCAAAGCTTCAGTTCGTGAACAGCGAAATCAATCAAATAATGAAAGCCGCGAAAGAAGGCGATTTTAATAAACTTCAAGAAATTTCACAAAAATATGCCAGTTCAACTGATAAAAACTGAATTTTACGATAACTTCGGCAATGGTCCGTTTACGTCGTATGTTTCAAATGCTGGTGACAAGTTCAGCGTTGTTCACACTTTACACACCAATATTCGAATATCGAGTTTAACAAATCCATTGTTTCTCGATCCGTCAATCAATACAATTCAAAGTTCTTCGATTTCATGGTTGACTGAAGGTTTTCGTGTTGACGATTTAGTCAGATTTACAATTTACGAATCAACTGGAACAATCGCCCACCAATGGACAACGGCTGTCACTTACGTTGACGATTTCATTCTTGACGTGAATTCCGTTCCTTATTGGTACAATTTAACCGCTGGTGAATTTATTGTTATTGAAGTAACGAATAGAAACCGCGACGACCTTGACGTTTTATTTAACCATGTTCAAAACGCAACGACTGGAAATCAATTTTCCATTATTGACGGCGAAGCAACACGCGCGGTTTTCGTTGGTGTTGACGCTTTATCCGTCAGCGGTAATTTACTTGGTTCGTTGGTTGGCAATCAGTCAGGTCAATTTCTTATTTCGGTCGAACTTGAACGACTTGCAAATCCGTTGACATATCAAAAAGCTTACGAAATAACGATTCAATTTGTTAATTCGGGAATATATTCACAAAGTTCTTTTGACACGTCAGGCTGTCTTAAAACGTACACGCAAATTCTTTGGTCCGCTTCAACTGGTGAACTTTCAAATCGTTTTTCTTTGGTCATTAATCCTGACGCAAATACTGGCTGGTTTAATCAACCGAACAATACTTCAATTTTAGATTCGTCGCTTGTTCAAGGTATTTCAGAAATGGATTATTGCACAACAAAGCGTTACAAAGTTATCGTTGACGGACCTTTAACAGATTTATCAATCGGTTCAGCTTACGTTTCACTTGACGAAACTTATTACAAAAACCAGCTTTCAAGTCAAAATAATTTGACAATGATTGTGCCGTCTGAAGACATTCTTTCAGGTGATAAAACAAGTTACTCAAACAACAGCGGCGCACAATATGAAATTCAAAACATTACAATTGTAACGGCTGGAACTGAACACACAATCGAATTCGACTTTGTGCCAAATGCACAATTCGACGCGTTTATGTCAGCGCGTGAAGTTGGCGACAGATTGTTTTATTTATGGATCAAATGCGGAAATAGCAATTTACTTGCATACGCTGACCAATTAACTTGCGAACCGCCAGTTGGTGCGCCGTTGGTAATGATTGACAAAACAGCTTATTTTGACCATTCAGAAAATATAACAAGTCAAAGCGGCGTTCAAGAACAATTTGAATTTAATACTGAAGACGACCTTTCGTTTTATAGCACTTTCTTATTGACTAAAGGCAATATTTACCAAAGCGTTCAAGCTGTCATTGAAGCTTACAATTCGACAACTGAAGACGCGTTTACTCTTTTGGAAGTAAACTTTAATTTTTCAGCGGCGCAAATTTCAGGTGACGGAAGGTATTTGTTGAACGAAACGCAAAACGTTATTTCTTCATTACCGAACACTTCAGTAAAAAGAAACGCAACGCTTCAACTTGCGCCCTCGCTTGACACAATGACCGATTACGGCGTTTCGGTTTATTTACCTTTTCTTTTGCGTTGGGAATATTGGTTGCAACAATTAAACGCTTCAACTGATTTTTACCCAAATCAAAATAAAAACTGGACACCTTACGACAACACTGGTGACTGGTCAACGCGTCTTCGCATTACTTTGACTGACGATTTAACACATGACTTTGTTGAAGAAATAACAATTAAAGATTACGACAGCGAACCAATAATTGACCAAACAATTGAACTTTACGTTGATTCAACAAACCAAAACGTTGGAATAGTTACCGAAGGTCAATTAATGCGAGTTGTTGCGACACACACGCTTAACAACGCGACAGCTTGGAATCAATCGGAAATTTGGGGAATGATTACAATTGAACCTTTTGAAAGCGGTCAACGTTGGATTCTTTCGTCGGTTGTTCCTTACGACAATAACGTAAATAATCCGCTTTATCCGTTGTCAGGTTCATTGATAAATATCAGTTATCCAACTAATAACGTTGCGGTAATGGAATGTTTTTTTGATCCAACACGAATAAATTTAGAAAATGGTGTTAAATTTACTACAAAAATAAAAGGTTGCAACGACGCGCCTTTTGTTATAATTGAAAAAACGACGACTGACGGCGACGATAAAACGACAACTGACGGCGACATTAAAACTTTAGCTTTGTAAAATGGAAAATGATTTGAGAATTATTTCGGGCGGTGCTGGTTCATTTGTTTTAAATGACACGTCTGAATTTACTGGAAACTTTGACGCAATTGTTGTTCTTGAAGACACAATTATTGATTCAATAAAAATTGACGAAGTTGACGTGACTTCAGAATACATTTCAAACGCTTCAACGGCTGTTAAACTTGGTGCTATTATTCGACCAAAGAACCCGAATACGTTCGACGTTCCAAACAAATTTAGTTCGGTTCAATTGTCTTCAGGTAGCGTTGTAATAGTTTTGTAATATGTTTGGCTTTTTTTACTCGGTTTTATATCCAATTAAGTTTTTCGGCGGCGGTTCGACACCAGTCAACCCATTTGCCAAAACAACAACAACTGGTGAAAACAAAACCACAACTGACGGAATTTTAAAAACAAGAACTTTAATTTAAAAAAAAATGGAAATTAACCAATACCCCCTCGAAAGTTTCGCGTTTCAAGACGACGATTTTTATGACATTGATTTTTTTACTGGAAGCGGTTATCAAACGAAAAAAATACTTGGTTCAGTTATCAAAGCTGGAATTTTAGCCGCTGTTGAAAACATTTACAACGCTGACGGAAGTTTGAACGGAAACAGAAGCGTTGATTTAGACGGAAATATTATTTCTTTTAATTCAATAAATGCTGGTGAATTTAACGCGCTTATTTCTGATTCAACAACTTCAACAAGTACGTTTAATCAAAGTATAGCACAAATTTATTTATCTATTGTGGATCTTTTGTCACCTGACAAAGACGTTCAATTTGACATTAATACAACAAATACAAAATTAGTTTTAAACGACGGATTAAATTCAACTTCGCTTCAAATAACAAACGTCGGTTCGGCTTTAAATTTTAATGACGGAATAACAAATTATCGCGTTGAAGCAAATGAAAACGGCGTTATCATAAATACTTCGTACACATTACCAAACACCGACGGAACAGCTGGTCAAGTCTTGACAACCGACGGCGCTGGTGTCACTTCGTGGCAAGACGGCGCAACAACAATTATTTCTTGGGGTGACATTGTTGGAACACTTGCTGACCAAACTGACCTTCAAGCGGCACTTGACGCAAAATTAAACGATCCTGAAGGTATCGCGTCACAATACATTCGAGGCGACGGAACACTTGCTGACTTTCCAACTTTAACTGGTGGCGGTTCGGCTGTTTCACTTTATTTGAATGGCGGCGTTTCACAAGGCACAATTTTAGGCGGTCAATATTACCAACTTTCTAATATTGCGAACCTTGGACCGAGCGCTGACTTCATTCTAAATGCTGACGGATTAATTGCGCAATTTATAACTGACGTTAATGAACCGAATGTTATTAATATTCCAGCGGGAAACTGGCATACTGAATTTTATTTTAGCGCGTCTTCGGGCGGCGGTGTTCCGAACTTTTATTGTGAAATTTACAAATACGACGGAACAGCTTTCACGCTTCTTGGTAGCAATTCAACAAACCCTGAAAACATTGTTGGTTCGGCTGTTGATTTATATTATACCGCTGTTGCAATTCCTGAAACAACTTTAACACCAACGGACAGAATCGCAATTCGTGTTTTTATTTCACACGCTGGACGAACGATAACGTTACACACGCAAGACAATAACCTTTCTGAAGTTGTAACAACAATTTCAACTGGTTTAACGGCTTTGAATGGTTTAACTGACCAAGTTCAATATTTTCAAACTGGAACTTTAGGAACAGATTTCAATATCAGTTCTTCAGGTGACACGCATTCTTTCAATTTGCCAACGGCAAGCGCTGCAAATAGGGGGGCTTTATCCTCTAGCGATTGGACTGCATTTAACAATAAACAAAATGTTTTAATTTCGGGCACAAATATTAAAACTATCGAGGGACAATCGTTGTTAGGTTCGGGAAATATTGATTTAACAAAATCTGATGTTGGTCTAGGTAACGTTGACAATACAAGTGATTTAAACAAGCCAATTTCAACCACAACGCAAACGGCTTTAAATTTAAAACAAGACTCGATAATATTAACCACAACGGGAACGAGTGGCGCATCTACGTTAATAGGAAACACTTTAAATGTACCACAATATGCGCCAAATGTAGCGGCATATTTTACACAAAGTCAAAACACTTCAAGTCCAAATACAACAACATTTGTAAATTCATTAAATGCAATTGGTTCGACGACAAATATTGATGCGGCTTTAGTTCCTAAAGCAGGAGGTGCTTTCCTTGCGGCTATTCCCGACAATACTTTTGCTGGTGGTAATAAAAGAGGTCAATTTGCGCTAGATTTACAAATGTCACGTTCAAGTGCGGCGATGGTTGCAAGTGGTAATTTTTCTGCAATTTTAGGAGGTTCAAATAATACTGCAATTGGGGCAAATAGTTTGGCGGCTGGTTCAAATAATAGTGTTACTGGTGGTGGTGCTTCTGTTGCTATTGGTCAAAATAATAGTTCAACTACCACAAATTCATACTCTTTAGGAAACGAAAACCTTTCAAACGGAGTTGGTAGTTATTCAGTTGGAAGATTAAATAATGCAAGTGGAACAAGTTCTTTGGCTTTAGGTGCTGGAACATTGTCTTACAATACGGCTGGTGGAACTCGTTCTGTTGCTATTGGGGACAGCAATAATGCCTCAAATACGTTGTGTTACGCCATTGGATATGGAAATACTTCTAACGGTTTTAATTCTTTTGCAATAGGTCAAAGTTCACTTGCTTCGGGAAATCAATCTTTTGCAATAGGTTTAAATGCCGACACTCAAGGCATTTATGGAAAATACACTTATGCAAACGGAAGATTTGCTAACAATGGCGACGCTCAATATAGTAAAATTATTTTAAGATGTTTAAGCACCGCGTCAACAAGCATTGCGTTTACAAGTGATGGTTTAACTCCAAGCACGAACAATCAAGTAATTTTAACCAATATGTCCGCTTTTAGATTTAAAGGTTCTATTGTTGTTAAAAGACCAGGATCTTTGGATTGCGCGGCATGGGATATCGAAGGTTTAATCGTGAGAGGTCCAAACGCTGGTTCAACAACCCTTGTTTCTAGTAATGTGACTTTAGTTTCAAATATTCCAAATTACAACGCACCAACATTAACAGCGGACACTGCAAATGGCGGTTTAAGAATTACTTCAAATGGTTCACCAGTGCCGTTGCAAGTTTTACGTTGGGTTGCTACTATTGAAACAACAGAGGTAATATATTTTTAATAAATTAATAAGTAAAAAATGGCAAATTTTGTGTACAAAAATGTAACGGCGGTTGGAACCGCTCAAATATTAGAGAATGGAGATTTAATTCAACAATGCATAATTGATACGACAATTGAAGAAATTCAACTTGAAGGAAAAATGTTAAATGATGTTGTTGAGTTTACAGTTCCTAATTTAGAAATGGCAGGTAAACCACAACCTTTAACGGCGGCATGGGAATATATTAAAAATGTTCTAGCGCCACAATGGGTTGAAGACAATTACAAAAGTCTTTAAATATCTTAAAAAATGGCGTGTGATTGTTTAGTAGTTACTTTTCGTGAAAGCGGTGAATCGACACAAGTTTATGAATTAACGCCAGTCGGTGAATATTTAGGTGTTGATTATTTTGAATTTCCTTATTTTGGAAGTGGCGGCGGTATTATAACAATTTGGTTTAAACCTTCACTTGGTGGCGGTTGGATTGCTACAATTGACGGCGTTGGTGCTGAAACTGGCGTTATTGCAACAGCCGAAGCAATAATAAAACCGCCTTGTCCAATTGAAATTTGGTCAATTATTTCGCCTAAAATTGAAGAATTACTTGTTGAAGAATGTAATGAAGGTTGCATAAAAGTTGAAGACAGAATTTTCAGAAAATACGATTCAATTCGTTTGCCGCGAGTGTTTGAAGAAGAAGATAGAGGTTTTGCGCGTTGCTGTTGTGTTGTTCCAGTTCTTGCGTCAAGTTCTTCTGACACTTGGAAAAACGATAAAACTTCAGCATGGATCAAATTGTCTTCACTTACTGACATTGCCGAAGCTAAACTTTACAAAGACGGAATTGAAACAGCTTATTCACCGACGGCGGTTTCATTTGTGAATGAACCTTTCGCTTTTTACTGGACCATTAACTGGAACGACGTACTTAATTCTGACGGCTCTGGTTGCTATACTCTAAAAATAAGTTATGACATTTCAGGCGTTCAGCTTACGTTTACATGGGGAATTTATGACTTAAAACCATTCACAACAGAAACGGCAAACTTTACAGCGCGAGTTCGAGCAATTTATAACGATTACAACGAGGTCGAACAAATTGACTTTACGAATTCAATGGTTGAAGATAGCTGTCGTTTTAACGGCTTTATTGGTAATCGTCAACCAAATATGTCAACAGATAATTTAATTTATCAGAATCGCGAAATGAAGAAAGTAATTCGTGAAAATCTAAATACTTACGAAATTATAACTGATCCAACTTGCGAAGGAATCATTCGAAAATTGACTGACAACTTGCTTTTAAGTGAAAATGATTTATTTTTGTGTGATTATAACGCGCACAACCATTCGTATCGTTTCAACGACCTTCCAGCAATAGTTGAAAGTTCGCCTGAAATAACATATTACGAAGGTTCACGCGAAGCAAGTTTAAAGTGTGTCGCTGGTGACAAATTTAAAGACCAACGAACTTATTATAAATAATTTGACGAATGGACCAGTTAATTATTCCAATTTTTTCGATTGTTTTTTCAATAATCGGTTATTTTTTAAAGCAAGTTCACAGCGATTTAAAAAAGGTTCGTGAAGACATTCAGAAAGTAGTTACTGAAAACGGAAAAAATAGAGGTCGAATTGAACTTGTTGAACAAGAAAATCGTTTAAAACTTCAAAGAATTGAAGAATTAACACAAACTGAAATTAAACATTTGGCTGAACAAGTGACTGAACTTACGCAACAAGTAAGGCGTTTGATTGACGAAACGACACGACGCGCATGAAGTTAAACAGCGAAGAATTTTTATTGTTTATATTAAGTTTATTTGTAACCGCATTTATTATTTATCAGTTATGCTTGAATTAAAAGAACGCTGGAATGGAAAAACACCCAAGTTTTGGAAAAAAATCCAAAGAATCGGTGTTGCTTGTGGTATTGTTGGCGCGGCGATTGTAAGCGCACCAATTGCGTTACCAGCCGCGATTGTTTCAGTTAGCGGTTATTTGATTGTCGCTGGATCGGTGACAGCCGCACTTTCACAATTAACAAAAGAAGACTAAATGAAATTAAGCGCACACGTTACAATTGCCGAATTCGAAAGAAGCGACATTGCAACGAAACACGGAATTTCTAACAAAATGAATTCAAGTCAAACGGCTTTTGCTGTTGACCTTTGTGAAAATGTATTTGAAAAGATACGCGCACACGTTGGCGGTCCGGTAAGAATAAACAGCGGTTATCGTTCACCAGCTGTAAATAAAAAAGCCGGGGGTTCGGCGTCAAGTCAGCATTGCGCACTTAATGGCGCAGCAATGGATTTAGACCTTCACGACCGCGAACTTTTTAAATGGATCATTGCGAACGTTGAATTCGACCAAGCAATTTATGAGTTTGGAAATGATTCCAACGCGCTTTGGTTTCATTTAAGCTACCGAAAAGGCAACAATCGACGTCAGGCATTACGCGCAATTAAAAAAGCTGGTAAAACGTCGTATATTCCATTTGTTTAATTACATTTGTTCAAGTCTTGCCAAGGACCTTACTAAAATGACCTAAAGAACCAACTTCAAAAGAGTTGGTTTTTTTATTTACCTTTGATTCGTTTTGTTTATAGTTTGAACGCCAGTTCGAATTGTGTTTAATTGTTAGATAAAAGAAAGTCGATTGAATTAATTTCAGTCGGCTTTTTTATTGACCGAAAAAAAAATTAAAAAAAATTGTGTAAAAGTTTTGTGAATAAAAAAACTTGTGTACATTTGTAAGGTCAATGTGAACGAACATTGATTTTTGTTTAACCTTTATTTTTTTTCTATGTCTATTCTTCCAACTTCTTTCTCGGCTAACAAAGTAGGTTATAAAAAATACCTTAAAGCTGGTGGTTGTCTTTTATTTGCTGACTTTATGGTTTACGAACGTAGAACTTCTATCGAAGTTTGTGCAGAAAAAATCAATCGCTTCCATGCAGCTATGATTTATTCTTATGACCAAGCAATTTATTATAAGTCTATTGGAGACTTAACAATGTTTTATTTGCATATTCATACTTCTGATATTAGAGCAAAACAACTTGGTGAAGCTCATAAAGAATTAGAATCTTTATCTAAATAAACAAATGAGGGGTGCGGCTCGGTAACGCACACTTTTTAAACACAAAACAAAACAAAACAACAATGAAACAAAATCAACACTTCGAAATGACAGCGGCTCTTTTAATGGGCGCGTCAATTATTTTATCAATCATTTATTTAGCAACAATTTAATTTAAACACAATGACAACAAAACACCAAGTGATCCAGTTAATCGTTGACCTTTCACAAGACAACGAACAAATGACAAAGTCAATTTTAGGCAAAGCGGTTGTTGAAGGCGCAAAAGAAGCTTTAGATTCAACGCCTGACTTGCCAGTATTAAAAACAATCGCTGAATCAATTCTTTTTATTGCAAAATGTATTGAAGACCTTCAGCAAGAATTGCGTGAAATGAAAGCGCACAACGAAAAAGCTGGTGTTATGTTCGTTCACCGCGACCAAGACATTCAAGGCGTTGAACGATTAATCAACAAATACTACGAAAGTTTAAATAAAGTAATTCGTGAAATATGAAAACCAAAACCAAAAAACAAAACAGCTTTTTTCCTCTTCCGATTCCAGTTTTAAGAATGGCACGTTGGTGGAAGGAAAAAAGCTTTTCACACGACAAAGGCGGTTCGTTTAATGTCGAACACTATTTAAAAGTACAAAACGCAAGATTTGAATAATATGAACACTAAAGAAAAACAAGACCTTCGCACAATTTTAAACGCTGACAGATTGCGTTCATTTTTTCCTGACGGATATTATTTCGACGTTGAAGAAGTTTTGACGGCGTGTCCTTACACCTTTGCCGAATTACAGCAAAAGACGCGTAAAAAAGATTTCGTTCACTGGCGACAGATTTTAATCGCGTACAAATACGCTTCAGGATCAACTTTCGAACAAGTTGGTGACTATATTGGAAAAGACCATTCGACTTGCGTGTATGCGCTTAAAAACGTTATGAACGCGCTTCAAGGTTTTGACTGGTTACTCAAAGAAAAAATTGACCGAGTTGTCGCATTATCTGACGTTATCATTTACGCAACTGAAGACCATTCAAAGAACCAAATTCTTGCATTGCGTTATTTAGAACATAACTACGTTGAAAAATTCGTAAATTCAACTTTTCGTAATTCCATTAAAGTAGGTAAGAAGGTCATTCGTTGCGGCGTGTGACCTTGTTTTTTTTAAAAAAAATCAAATGAAAAAACCAACAAGAAAAAAAGTAACGCTTGAAATTGAATTCAATTCTTTTAATGAACTGGAATTCGTATTGAATAAAGTTTTTGGAATGGCGAAACAGCACCAGCGACACGAACGTCAATCAATAGCTGGTTCTATTTATGAATATTCATTTGAAGTTCTTGAAAGTGAATCTGATTTTCGCGAGGAAATTATAAACGGACAGCGTTGTTTAATTATCAAATCGAAAATGAATGAAAAAAAATAAAAATCTTTTTTTGTAATTAAATTTAATTACATTTGTAAGGTCAATAAGACGCGAAACACAAAACGAAACGATATGAAAACAATTGAAGAATTAAACGCTAAAATGGTTCTAATTGCTAAAGCAAACGGATTGACTTACGAGCAATTCAGAAAATTACCAAGAAAAAAGTTTATCCAAATGTGCAATATTTACAATCAAAAAAAAGAATTATGAAAAAAATAACATTCACCGAACCACAACAAGAACGCTTCAGAACCATTCCTGAAGCTGTTCATTATTTACCGACTGGAATGAATTTGAACGATTACAAAATCGTTGGTTATTTAAACGGCGAACGCCTTGACAAATGCGCGACACTAACGATTGAACAATTCGGAACGATTCAACACGTTACGTCAAGTCAAAACGCAATCAATGGCAAAAAGTTTGAACACTTCATTTGTCACAATCCAGCGAACAATAAATTCACAATTTTAGTAATGCAAAAAAAATGAAATTAGGAAAATTTGATTGTTCAACTGGTTTGATTAATATTTTATATTACGATTCTGTCAAAAATATTTCTGTTCGAACTTCAACTATAAAAGATATGTTATTAATAGACAAATTGCAAAAAGAAAATTCAAATGCTGTCGGATTTATTCAAAAATCTGTTTGGGAAAAGTACGTTTTTGGTGGCGAAAGAAATTTTATTGTATTAATTTGTGAGGCAAATAATGACGCTGTCGGTTATGTTTTGATAACACCAGCAAGGGGTTCTTATAAATATGCAAAAATTCAACAGATTGCCGTAAGAAATGACGCAAGGCGGTTACAATATGGTACGGCTTTACTTGACGTTTGTAGGCAATTTTGCGAACAATTTCACCGAATTGGTTTCACTCTTCGTTGTCGACAAGATTTAGAAAGCAATAATTTTTGGAAAGCTTTAGGTTTTGAAAATTACGCTGTTTGGGAAAAGGGAAAAATTAATCATGTCGGATTTAAAGCGAGTAATGACATAAATTTATGGAAAATTGAACTGAATAAAAATATTGTCACTTTATTTGATTAAAACTAAAAAAATGAAAAATCAACCTGAATTTCAGCTTCAAAAACAAGTATGCAATTATTTAAATATCAAATACAAAGACGTTTTATATTTAAGCGACACAATCGCATTTTTACAATTGACAATTCCGCAACGCGTCAGAAATTCAACGATCCAAAAGCGCGGTTTTCATTGTCCTGACATTATAATTTTTAAACCAAATTCAAAATTCAATGGATTGTTTCTTGAGTTAAAAGCAAATTCACCATTCAAAAAAGACGGCTGTCTTTTGAAATCTGAACATTTGGCAAATCAACAAAGAACAATCGACCAGTTAAACAAAATGAATTATTTCGCAACGTTTGCGGTTGGATTTGAGGAAACAAAAACTTTAATTGACTGGTATTTGTCACTAAAATAATTTTTATATTTGCAAAGGTTACGCTTCGACAATATAGTAACTGAAAATATTATTGCCTGATTAATTGAACGCGAAGTCGAAGCCGCAAGTAAATTGGTCAGGCTTTTTTTATTTAATTTTTTAACAAATGGCAAACCGAATATTACGCGACTGGACATTTTCTGAAAACGTTGACGCGCTGAATTTTGAAGCTGAAGTTTTCTTTACGCGTTTGATAATGAAAGCTGACGATTTTGGTTGTTTTCATGGAAACCCAAAACTTTTAAAAGCGGCGTTGTTTCCGCTGAAAGAAATTAAACAATCAATTGTGGAAAAAATGCTGAACGATTGCGTCGAAGCTGGAATAATTATTTTATACGAAGTTGATTCAAAAAAATATTTAAAGATTGTCGATTTTGGTCAACGTTTGCGCACAATGAACAGCAAATTTCCGCAACTTGACAGCAACGCGCGGACAATTGTCAGCAATGCGCCGCTTGAAGTAGAAAGAAACGAAGTAGAAGTAGAAGAAGAAACGAAGAAGAATAAAGTCGCTTCGCTTCAAAAATCTTTTTCTTTTAAAAATGAACTTTTGAATTTAAATTTTGACGAACAACTGGTTGACGAATGGCTGTCAATCCGTAAAGCCAAAAAAGCAAAGAATACTGAAACCGCTTTGAAAGCTTTTATTCGTGAAATAAAAAAATCAAATTTACCAGCAAATGAAATTTTGCAAATTTGCGTCGAAAGAAGCTGGTCCGGTTTCGACGCGTCTTGGATCAATAATTTAAACACAAACAAAAATGGAAACACACAACAACCAATTAACAACGAAGAACGAAAGCGAAGCTATATTGAAAGAGTTCTTTACGGAAATAATGAACCAGTTGACAGCCAAAGGTCACACAATGGCGAGAATAACAGCGCCTTTGATGCTGTCGAAATCGTCGAAAGTTGAGGAATCGCGTGAAGAATGTATTCGAATTTTGATTTCAAGCTGTGAAGTTTTGTTTGGTCTTCGCGCTGAAAATCTTTCACCTGAACTTTGGAATATTTCATTTGCTTCGATTTGCGAACGTTTTAATGGGATAACAATATCAGACATTCAAAATTCGTTTAGATACGCTGTAATCGAAAAAAAAGCGTATCAAACGTTAACACGCGACGAACTTCTTCAACCAATTTCTGAATATTGGAAGAATAAAGTCATTTTGTTGAACGAAATTGATTTAATTCGACAGAAAAACGAAAAGGAAATTCAGTCAATTCGTCAGGAACATTTGTTTAGACAAGAGGCAAAAGAAATTTATTTGAAATCGCTTGAAGCTGGTCACTGGATCGGTGACGAATTTCAAGCTGACGCAATCGCGCGAAACTTTTCCGAATGTTTTATTCAACAAGACAAAAATGAATTCATGCGTTGCGCCAAAATCGAGTTTGCTCAAAGACAAAAAGCCGCTGAAAAGAATCAATTTGAACTTGTTCCGAGTTGGCAAAAGATTTTTTCGCGCATTTACGTTGACCATTGCGTCAAAAAACAATTCAAGTTTATTTCGGTCTGAAAAAAAAATTAAAAAAAATGTTTGTAATTAATTAGAAATAATTATTTTTGACGAAACAATTAAACAAAACGACATGAATTCAATGACAATTTCCGAACTGAAAAACTGGTTGAAAGCGAATAAATCAGTTATTCTTAACAAATCGCTAAAGGTTCAAACGCCTTTAGTGTCGCAATCGTTCAACACGTTGAAGTCTTTCGGTGAATTTATTCTTTCAATCGAAAACAAATGTACTTCAGCGTCAATTTATTCCTATTCAACGAATGGCGTTACCTTTTCAAGTCTTGACAATGATTTTTCAGTTCTTGAAAATGAAAGCGTCAAAGCGATTCAGTTTACTTTTGGCGGTATGCTGAACGAAAAGCAAATTCAAAACATTGCGAGTTTAAAAACTTTACGCTCGAAAAACCCACGAAAATACTAAAAATTTTTATTAACCAAAAATCACAAAAATGTCAAATTTAACAATCAAATCAATCTTTGAAAAAGACGCGGTGAAATCCAAGATGAACGAATTACTTGGAAGCCGCGCAACTGGATTCGTTACTTCAGTTTTGCAAGTAACGTCAAACAATGCGCTTTTATCAAAAGCCGAACCCATGTCAGTTTATAACGCCGCAATGACAGCCGCCGCGCTTGACCTTCCAATCAATCAAAATTTGGGTTTTGCTTGGATTGTTCCGTACAAAGGTCACGCGCAGTTTCAAATGGGTTGGAAAGGTTACGTTCAACTGGCACAAAGAACTGGTCAATACAGCAAAATTAACGTCGTAAAAGTTTACGAAAACCAGTTTAAAAGATTTAGCGCATTACATGAAGAACTTGACGCTGACTTTAACCTTGCGCCTGAAGGTCCGGTTATCGGTTACGCGGCGTATTTCAAACTGATTAATGGATTTGAAAAAACGACTTACTGGACAAAAGACCAAGCCGCCGAACATGGAAAACGTTTTTCTCAAACGTTCAACAACGGACCATGGAAATCAGACTTTGACGCAATGGCAATGAAAGCACTATTGAAGAACACGCTTTCAAAATGGGGAATTCTTTCAATTGAAATTCAGAAAGCAAATATTGCGGATCAAGCTGTTGTTACAGATTTTGAAACAA